TCCCGAATTTAAAAGTTTGAGGTTGTTTGACAGGGTCAAATCGTTTTATAACGCGTCCTCTCGCTTTTACGTAAACGTAAAACACGGTGCTCCTTGAAATCTCATAAATGAGAAATCTTCTCCGGCAGCAACATCGTGAATCATATTAACTTCAGAAGCTGAAGTCAAACGATTGTGCACAGCTAGGCGAAAACCTCGCATCGCAAATGCGTCTACGTTTGTATTCGAGCTTGGAAAAATATCCTTGGAAAAGGAAATTCCAAACAAATTGTTGGTGTAAAAAGGTATCTCGAACTGAACTCCACCATTGGTATCAGGCATATAAGCAACTGTACCATTCAGGCGAGAATTTATCACCGTGTCTACAGTGGTTGTTGAGTACGTACGAACCGTAGGTACTGAATCACATGACAAGTTAGAAACTCGCAATTTCTCTAATGCATAGAGATCAATATTGTCAATACTGATTCGGTGACGCACCCCTCCTCTGACTCCTAAATAAGCATATCTCAAATAAGAGAACAAATTTATGGGTCCAGAACTACCACTAAAATCGGGATAAATTGCCGGCAACGCATCGTCTTTGTAATATAAATACTCCGACGAAAACGACGAAGGAACTTGCCTGTTATAAGCGGCAACGAACCTTTTGAGTAAGGCACGAAATGACAAAGGGGCTTCTCCAAAATGGAGTTCACAAATGTGATCGAGCGTGGCTGTCGAATCGTTAAGATTCATTCTGGCCGTACCACTCGTAGTCATTTCTCCTGACTCAACAACCGGTCTAGTCGTTGGCAAGTTTCTGTCAGTAACATAATTAAATCGCATGTCTTGCGAACTTATGTATACATTGACAGAAACATCTGAACCATCAGGCGATTGCAAAGCAGTAAAAGGTACTACAGCAATATATCCATTTGCATAATCGAAGAGTGCATCTCCCAAGAAACCAACCGTTCCTAAATCTCCTAAGAGATCTGAAGTAAGCACTCGCGCCCACGCTTTTGGAAAAGCCCATTCCACAGAAAATGTCACATCCTGAGTTTCTTGAATATCAATTATTTTAATAAACTGTTTATTCAAGTCAAGATCGGTATCAATAACAACATTCTGCGAAATATTTGGCTCAAAAATAACAGCCAACTTCCCACGGTGAAATTGAGAAGCAACTATTTGAAATCTAAAATCAATAGTTCCTCTCCACCATTCAAAAGGTGTGGCTGCGAAACTCAAAGCTGTTGGTGTAGCAATATATACTGGACCAACAGCATATACGTCTCGCTTGACAATAGCCGGATTCACAGGTGCCATCCAAATGGAAGAAGCCAGTGGTGCATCAGCTACGTCCCAAGCAAATGTGTCAAGCAAAGTCTCGCGTGCACACAGATTTGCAATAACCATATCATCCTCATCCGTACCGCACACGCGCGGGTCGATCGTCAACTCTTGTTTGGGATCCAGGGTGAGACGTTTATCCAAATGGTAGCCAATGGTATGAGCACCATTTTCAAAAGGATCATTACGTACTCGCACCGGTTCATTGTTCATAGTTGGGGCAGAAAAACCAAATAGACTTGCGACCTTTCCTATGCTCCCAAAAATGAGAGACGATGCCACGGCGAATGGTTCTATCTCAGGGACAAATGAGGCTATAGCAGTGGAAACTGCAGAAGCACGTGTAGCAAACTTTTCAATTGGCCCAACCTTCCGTTCATCCATTTCTCCGGACTCGGTAGTCACTTGCACAACAGTTCCTGTTCCCGTACCAAGTTCTACATTAACCAAGCGCGCGTAAACATAAATCGACACATTTGTGGGTGTCGATGACGCACATTCAATATTGTTAATCGAATTAATGTAGAGTTTTCCGAGACCGACAGTATCGTTAAATGATCCGGTATCAGGAATAATGAGCGGTGACTTGTTGAACAGTCGAATCATTGGCTGAACATTGACATACTTGCATGTCAAATTCACAGGCTGGTTCTCACGAACGTTGATAACACAAGCTCCAGGTGCTTGAGACAAATAAGACAAAGCTTGAAACCGATGCGTTCCAATCAAACCATAAATGGTATTTAATGCTGAGTTATTGTCAGCTAAAGGCTGGTAGGATACCAACAACATTCCATAATGGAAAGGAGTTCCAGAAACAGCTATTCGCACTTCAACATCTGCCTTTAAATAAGCATAATTCCGTAGCTTAGCCCGTACAGTTGGGTTCAGCGTAATAGCATCCCACAAGTCTACAACGTAATTGACTTGACTCCCCACAGTACCTGTGATCGTCGCCAACGTAATAGGTCTCTCGAAGAAATTATCCATGCGTAAAAGGTTTACTGACCCAGTGTCTAGATCTTTTTCTTCGCCTGTGTGATAGTGAACCGATGACAAACCTCCAACATCCACTACGTTTTCAAAATCGTCCGCTGTGGTGATAGAGTTGTCGTCGGCTATGACACCTGACTCCACTTCTATATCGTGTATATCACGATTTATCAAGTAGCGCTCAAGTCTACTAACTGTCAAGGAAATAGCTTCGTCCTTCGACTTCAACTTATTATATGAACGCAACGCGTCATAACTTTCGCCATGCTTTCGAATTTTTGCTGACTTGACCACGATAGGCCAAGGCAAGCGCGTAGATGGTAGAGGTAATTCACGCAATTCATACTGAACTTCCTTTTGCTCCTCTTTAAGAGCGTTTATATATGAATATATATTTATTTTTTGTGGCCATTTAAAAACGTTACACTGTCGGCCAAGACAGCATTCCGTGGGTATCAAATCTTCTTTAAAAGCGCGAAGATGCTGACAAAAGCGCTCTGCCTGTGAGCACTCCAGAAGAAGTCCTGATTCAACTTCAACTGGGTTATCTCTCTCAGGGGTCCGTCTTCCTCCACGCCCGGACAAGTCTTCAGTTGGACATAGGGAGTCTGCAATCTGATAAAAAGTAGGAATATCAAACTCGTGTTTATATTCTTCAACAAGAACATCGATCAAGTAAGATCTAAATTCATCAAACTGCTCAATCGACTCACAATGGAAAAACGCTTCCCTAACAGCGGAAGCAACAGTTTGTTCCATTTGAGTCTCTGGATTCACTTCAGTTGATGGCAAAGTCCACTTCAACATTTTGTGAATAGACTCCATGTCTAGAGGAGCTACTATAGTGCCTAGATAAAAATGTCTCTTGAAAGTTCTCTTCAAAAAAGTCATATCTTCGACACTTATAAATGACGCCAGAACTTCACCTTTTGATGAGGTAGTGAATTCTAATCCGATCTCCTCTTCAACAACTTTAGCAAAAGTTAGCGAATTATAAAATGCAGCAACGTCATTCTTCACCGCATCCAACACGTCGTCTCCATATGTAGTAGGAAGCACATACGTGAAAAAATCTAAGTCACAAACCTCTGGTATTGAAAACCACACGTACACATGTATAATCAAATTTCGCAGCGAGTTATCTTCTGCTGTCGCGTATTTACCAGAAGGTTGTAAACCCGGTATCAAGAATCTGTCCCCTATCATTTCAATAATAACAAACAAACAATCACTAAGTACACCTCGTACTAGCTTGATCTGATCGTCCGTATATCCTAACTTTTGCAACAAGGCGATAATAATCCTATTGGCTCCTTCTCCGATTTCAACCGGCATAGAAACGTCATAACCACCAAAATCGCCTTCGAGTATATTAAGAGCGAAATTAACAATTCGCTCAAACAACTCTGGCGCTTGTCGATGCATATCCACACCTAAAGCAGTGCAGAAAATTTCTGCAAACTGAACCATTAAGGTGTAAAAGGGGGCTAGCAACATCCGTTGAACTATCAAGAAAGCAAAAGGGGAAACATAAAAAACCCGGGTCTTACCAAGTTTTATTTTTTCCGCTGGACGAGGCTCATCCTTAAGAGCTGCTTTAAAAACAACTCCCGAGCACTCTCCTCTTTCATAAGCTCTCAAAATCTCAAGAACCTCTTTCTTTATTTCCTCTTTAATTTCTGCTTTTCGACAGACGTTACTAGGTACGGTGTGACAATACTTGCTCTTCTTGCCTGGCTTTCCGTGTCCAGCAGCAGTATGCACGTTTATGCGTCGCAAATACGCATCGTAATCCACACCATTTATCGCCGTTTCAACATCTAGAGGTTGTATCTTCTCCGGAATTTTGCCTTCAAGTTGAAGCTTCTCTAAGCGCTCACCGAACACCTTTATAAGATAATCCACACTTTTGTTTAAGCGATCAATATTCAGGGATTTCTTGGGTTTAGCCATCTTCTTGAGAGCGTTATTGTACGGAGACAACCACTCCCCTTTAGACATCCTAGGCTTCATTAAGGGCCTTCCATAATATTGCGTTTCAACAAAATTAAAAATACGTTCAAACGCTTCATCCTGACTTTTAGCAAAAATGGAAGGCTTCAACCTAGATGCACTAGAAACACTAGTGACAGGCTCTGAGCCCAGAAACTCCAAAGTCTCCAAGTTCTCAAAGAAAACTGGCGACTTCTTATGAGGAACGTCTCCAAAAGGAAGGCTTGCCTCACAGCAAATATTGTTTTCACCGTACCTTTGCTCATACGCAATGATAGCCGCTGCTATCATATCTTGCGTCACCACGATGCCATAAGCATCGTCACTGTTGTTCGCACCAGCACTATGAATGCCGACTATACAACATCCAGAATCTCGTTGAGCAACAACTGGCAATCCGCACGATCCAGAGCGGTGTTTAGGCCACTTATAAGTAATTACGTTCTGATACTTAAGAACATTCTTTTTCTTATCAACGACCTCCAGTGGCACAGATGAACTAACATATGTCGTGTGGTCTCCTATAAAGCCACTAGCATATTTGAAATCTACAACTTCAAGTGGAAAATGCTTAGTTTTGTCTGCGAAATTTATGCCAGTAGTCCTAACTAACATCAAATCATTGGTGACAAAAACGGCATTGTCAACATCCACACTAAACTCTCTATAGCCACCCGTTGCAGGGTCCCCACTAACGAGCATTTGTACTCTATTTAGGTGATCCCCACAAAAAGCGTGATGGTGAATCAGTGCATAGTCTTGTTTCAATCCAAATAAGTATGTGGTTACAGATTTTGTATCGTCCTGTCGAATTTTACAAAACCTAATATTACGACCAACAGAGTCAGCAAGTGATTTAGGATCCCCAGTATGCACCGAGGGCGCCACACTTCGCGTAACCCAATTGCGATTGTTCCCTTCGCTCCTTTCATATGACTTTCCCAAGTGATAACAAGTTTCAAATTCATTTAACTCAGCTGACACTTTTTCGTCATGTTCAAATGTGGAAGCTTCAGCCGCCGGTTTAACCCGGTTCCATCGTTCCACAAGTTTATGAAGGATATACAAGGAGGTAGCAGTGGCTGCCGTAACCGCAATTAACTTGGCTGTAACAAACATCTCAGGACAAGCTCTACCAGCAACGTAACACCACGTTCTATAACTTCTCGACCTGAGAGAGTTAACACGTGCAGAAACATTACCTTTGGCTCTGTCAAAAATGCGCCCAAACGTCAGCTTGGCAATACCTGACACTCCCATGTCATAACACGCAAGTGTCACGCACATCGCAAGCAAGGAAAACAGTCCAAAGTAGATCGACAAGAAAAAACTGATAATGTAAGTTTTCATCTTGACACCATTAGGTAAACACGCAAATAAAGCCATGCCTAGTACCAAAAGTTCTTTTAGCACGAGTAAAACGTCAATGCCAACGCCAACAATATGTTCAGTAACCTTAATACCGAACTCACTCACGTTTAGAACCAAATTACTCATGGAAGAGTGAGCTAAATCGCTCACACTTTCAAACAAATCACCTGATTCTACGATAGCTTGCGAACGCACGATGCCCAAGAGTGCGAGCTCATCCCACTTTTCGACATATGACTTAGAAGACACTAAGACCGAAATAGTATCTGAATAAAGATAGCCTTTAAAGTCATCCACAATGAAATCGGACAATGCATCTACATCAAAATGATCCAATGTCAATGGATGATCTCCTTCAAACTCTAGATTCCGTGGAATATCTATAGGAAAACTATCAAAAAAGAATTTATTTGCCTGAACTCTTGGCTTCAGAAAATCTGGATCCAAGCAAGGATTCCTTTCAGCAGCCTCAAGAGCTAGCTCTTCTTTTTCAAAATGTTTCCTCATCAGATCAATCATAGTCCGAGAATATTCATCAAAACCACCATCAGTAAGCAAAACACGTTTAGAATAATCCTTACAACCAGACGCTGTAGGCATTAACTTATAAACAGTATACAACCATTTATCGTGCGGTGCAAACTCGTCATTTCCACGTTTAGGATCTAACATATGTGAGCCTTCAATAGTGCACTGTGGTCTAACCCTAACTTCGGTAAAGACCATGCGCCTATATACAGCCGCAGGATTTCTAACGGTTTTGCCTGCATTCAGATCGGCGAAATTCGTGTCAATCACGACCAATTCTGGAATGCAAGCAGTTACGCCTTTTCCGTCAATCGCTGCCATGTTTAGATTATATGGGTTAGAATCTATCACTGAGCAAAGTTCCTTAACTACAGGATCTCCTACTCTTTCCACAATAGATGTCGCCCAATTTCCAATTTCAGAATAATGAAAATATGGTTGCTCATAATTACGCAGCCCATCCCAATATTCGGAATCGGGATTGCGTGAGAAAGTGAGAGAATCGAGATGCTCTCGTTCCATCACATACGACATGAACTGTGTGTTCAAACGTACGACCGAACTTTTCCCAACACCGGGCTGGCCATGAATAACAGAACCAAATGGTGTTCTGCGTTTTTTGAAACAAATGCGTTCCCTCACCCTGTTAAAAACAGATCTGAGTTCCAGCGATAATTTCGTAGCATTTATTCTTTTTTCTGAAAATGGATTCATCTTACTAGACAGCGAATCAAGAACTTTTATAACCTCTTCTGCTTCTACAACAAAAGCTTTGGCACACACGCGTTGTGGACGCGGTAAACCATAAAACAACAATGGTTCCAAAAGAACTAATTCTTTAGCTCTAACCACAGCTTTTGTATAAGGATCTGGCGAGAAGAAAATCGTCGAGAAGGGATGACCTTCTTTATACATTTCATAGGCTTTCAAAACAATGCCAAGAGACTTCGTTACAAGTATCGCAGCTTCTGGCAACGTCATATGACTTGGTTTCCCAATGTACCTAGTCATCGACCTCGCAAAATCCTTGTCAAAAATTTGTGCCGAGATAGCGCTCAACACGATGTCGCGTACTGCCACAATAACATGCGAACTTATAACAGCTTCCATGTTATTGGCAACTTGAAACATGACATCACTCAGCGCTTCAACACTAACATCAGGCAATTTCTTAACATCGCCTCTTGAGCGGCGCAAACTCCTATCGTCAGATTGGAGTTCATCGTCAGACTCATCATCGGAAATATCACTCTTTAAATCATTGTGAAAACATCCGAATCCGCGATTTCTTGAGTCTACAAATGCATAGCCGCCTCGATTTTTAACGACTTCTACTGGAAAAGAAGCACCATCAAAATAATGGCACATATCATCCACTGTATACCTCGCTTTTTTAATCATTTCAAGGGCTGAATCTAACTGACTAGCTAGACTAATGTTATGCATTGTCACTCTCGCCATAAGATTGTACTGCGTTGTAAGTGCTATATCTTCAATTATAGATTTTGACATGAACATCTGTATCATATATATGAGTGACGAGATATAAAACTCACGTCCCTCGAGCAATTGAATCTTATCAGCACCGCGCATCAAACCTTCTGACACAAGTGATCCGACCCATTTTCTTACAAACGGGTAACCAAATATTCCTGCACCATTATCAGATGATGGCATTTCACCGCTCTCGACTTCTACAACATTTTTACGAGCTTCACGCCGCTTTTTCTTGGCGTTCTTTGCACGTAATTTTGCTGCATCGCGAGCTTTACGGTAAGCTGCCTTTTCTTCCTTAGTGTAGGTGTCTTTGCTTTTACCTTTTTTAGATCGTTGCTTTAGCAAGGGATTGTTTTCTCGTTGAATTGCACGCTGCATTTCCAGGTACTCTTCTTCCAACATTCCCAAGCGTTCGTCATTTCTACTAATCTCATGACGCTTCTTACGATCTTTCTTCTTTTGTTCGCGCTCACGCGCAATTGAGCGTTGATTCTCCTTTTGCCTTTCACTCTCCTTTAAGATCGCTGCGGCTACTACCGCAGGATCACGCATATTACCTTTTTTAGTATACATGCGCTCGGGATAATTAGCAACTAAGCGAGCATCACGCTCAGAACAATTTGAATGCGCCATGAAATACTCATAACGCTGTGACACTGTCATGCCCTTCATATTAGCTAAACTAATACCTTTAGGCATCTTGCCTTTACGCCGCTTCACCTCAACTGTCTCTTCAACAGTTTTCTCATCGGCTCTTCGACCGATATCCTCCTCATCAAAAAATGCCTGCAATTCGGCAACATCAATGCGATCATCATCGCAACGATCAAATTCTGTTTCTTCAACATCAAACAATCCACTCTCATCAGGAGTATCATCAAAAAGGTTGAAGCCTACGCTTCGATAAAGGGGGTTTGCGACACGTAAAAACTTTAACGTTCATTAACCTTGGTGCCTCCGGTTAACAAACAAAGAAGGTTTGCCAGACCAATAATGCGGTTAAAACCGCGATTTCTAAGGTATCCAGGTAGGCTTGGCGGAGCTACAGGTAACTATACACTTAGCATTTGTTCTTCCTCTCTCTGACAAATGATTATATCTAGAGCTATCTCTAGATAGAGAGACATAATTGAGTGACGTCCACAAAAGTGAACACTAAAACTCAAAAAGGGGCGGGAGCATAGATGCTCCCAAAAGCGGGCGCCACCCGCAATCTTCAATTCACGTAACTGTAACATTAACTGATAGAGAAAAATCTATGAGACCGATGTTGATCTTACTCAAAAATTTTGCACTATCATATAATGCATGAACCGGTGATTAAACCTTATCATAGTTAAGAAATCCTGGCGAAGGCATTGATAGAAACTACCAATGTTGACTGGGGGGTCTCCCCA